GCCAAGGGCGCTCTATCTGGTACATGGGAAAGTGTTTGGGGAGCTGCATAATGGAAGAACAGGAATGCTTTTCATGTGATGCCGTGTTTTTGGTGGAGCATGAATTGGATGAAGAATACTACAAAACTAAATACTGTCCGTTTTGTGGAACCAAGATAGCCGAAGAAGACCTCGAGTTTGATGACTGGGACGAGGACGAATAAATAGTTCACACTCGGAGTGAACTAATGGTTATTAAAAAGAAGAAGCCGTTGCCAAAGAAAGTGCATAGAGTTTATTGCACCTACTTTGACGACGGCAAATACTATATTGGTTATTCATGTAAGACTGATAAACTATTTGAAAAATATTTTGGTAGTTCTACATATGTTACTAACTATGAAGGCGAAATGCGTAAAGAAGTTGTTGCAGAATATGCCGGCAAATCTCACGCAAAAGCAGTCGAGCATATTCTACAATGGGAGTATCGATTTGATGATCGGTGTATCAATGACATGTGGAATGTTAGATTACGACTATCGCACTTGAAAGAATTAAAGTTACCTGACTGGAGACCTGGATGTTTTTCGCAGCCCTCTTGATGCTGGTAGCACTAGCGATTACTAGTGTAGCTGGTTATTTTTCTATATTAGGCTTGATGGCCATCTTTCCTGCTTCACCTATTGCAATCGCTGCTATGGGTATTGTCCTAGAACTAGCTAAACTTGTGACAGCAAGTTGGGTGTATCGTAACTGGAAGATTGCTAACAGACTATTGAAGACATACTTTACGATAGCAGTGGTAGTCTTGTCGTTCATCACCAGCATGGGTGTGTTCGGCTATCTAAGTAAAGCGCATATTGAACACACCACAGTTGGCGGTTCAGCACAATTACAGATTGCACAACTAGAAAGTCAGAAGACTTCGGCTGAAAGGAGACTAAAGAATGCGCAAACATCTTTGGATACTCTGGACAGACTCACTACTGGCGAAAATATCCTCGATGCTAACTTCATTAGAAATCGACAAAAGAGGGAACGTGCGGCGCTCAATAAAGAAATTGAGGGTGCAACTACAAACATTGAGACTATTGAGACTAATCTCATACCGCTCAAAACAGAGAACCTCATACTCGAAGCGGAAGTAGGACCAATCAAATATGTAGCGGAACTATTCTATGGTAGTGGTGATAATGCCACCATCGACAAGGCCGTCCGTATGATGATTATCATTCTTATCTTTGTTTTTGACCCGCTGGCAATTCTTTTGATAATTGCAGCAAATATGACATTTTTAGGGTTGACAAAACGAGAAGAATCAGATATAGTGAATATTGTCTCAGTTGAAGTGGATGAACCGAAAGCTCCAACCGAGACGCCAAAAGCTAAGAAAACACGTAAGCAGAAACCAAAAGCCCTCATACCAGAAGTTCCAGACTTCTTTCAGTTTGAGAAGCATGGTTCTACTCATGATGTTTCTATGCCAGACCCTCCTCGCAAAAATGCAAGAGGTCAAATTATAGTCGATGAAAAAAATATTAGGAGAATGTGAAATGATGACCGACGTTGAAGCAATGCGCGAAGACCTTACAAACAATCTTCGTGCTAAGGTAGGCACAGTTACTTTTACGAAGCAGAATGGTGATGAGCGGGTAATGCGTTGCACCCTACAAGAATCGGTATTACCAAAGCAAACCGATCTCGAAGAATCAATTCAGAAAAAGGGTCCTACTGATTCGCTGGCCGTATGGGACCTCGATAAGAATGCATGGCGTTCTTTTCGCTATGATACTGTAATTTCAGTAAAATTTGAGGGTTGACAAATACCTTGATATATCGTATAATGAGATATATTGACAAGGAGTGATTATGTATAAACTTAAGGTACCTGTTGCTGAGTCGAAGTTCGTCGGTGTCGAGCCTATCTGGGCCGATAGTTACGAACCTGTAAACTATCAAAGCGAATTTAGCAATGCTCTTAACTGGTATAACTATATTGTAGATGCCAAAGACTGCCGCGCTTTTCTTACTGATTGGTTCAAAGCCGATAAAGAGAAGCTAAAGGCTGTCAGTCAGGTACCAGATAAGTTTCTACCTAGAACCTATGCCAACACGGCTCGAATTGCCATGCGTGGTTTCCCAGTAAGCGAGGTTCACCAGAACCGCATCTGGGAAAAGATTCAGGAAGTGGCAAACAAGCGCATCAAGTCAGATGACGATGATGAGCCTGTTGCCTCTCCTGTGATCAAGGTAGTCAAGCCCGTTAAACTGGCTTCTACCTACATCTTGTCTCTTGTAAATGATGAAATCGAAAATCTTATCACTGGCGAAGACAATAAGAACATGGCTCAAATTCTAATGCCATATAAGATGAATGATAAGCAGTATGCGGCTTGTGCTGATAAGCTCCAGCCTCTTCTGGCAGAATATTCAGAAGTTCTGGAACTTCGTCGGACAGATAGAAAGACTTTGACCGAAGAACAGATTGAGTTCATGGATTCTTTCCCGTTCCCTGGTATCACACTCATCAAGAAGATTGTCCAGCTTATCGAAGGTTATGTCAATGACCTCAAGAAGGCTTATGTTAGTAAGCAAGTTGCCAAGGTTCGCAGTAAGAAGCCCAAAGATAAAACTAAACTGGTACGGGCAGTCAAGTTCTTGGTAGAAGACCCTAAGTTCGGCAAGAGCGTTGACCCCATCAACCTTCTTAACTGTAGTGAAGTCTGGGCGTTCGATACAAAGACCCGCAAGATTTCCAAGTATTATAGTCCAGTCGGTGGTGGCATCACTGTAAAGGGTGCATCTCTCGTGGGTTATGATGAGGCCATGTCCAGTTGCAAATTGCTTCGAAAGCCAGAAGAACAGATTCCTGCATTTTCTGCGACCGCTAAAAAAGACTTGACAAAATGGTATTCTTCTGTTAAAAGTAAGAATGCGAATGTGCGCCCTCGACTCACGGCAACAACTTTAATTTTGAAAGTCTTTTAATGTCAGATAATGATAACATTACATATCTTCGACCTCGTGCGGCACCGCCCACAAAAGAAGATTTGGAATCCTACAATTACTTTCTTGAAGGTGCTACCGAATATGCTGCATACCAGGACGCTGAGGCTTTTGCCCATGCTTGTATTAATGGCATTTTGAGAGCCGTAGACAAGAAGTTGGGTAAGTTGAATGACAACTTTAACGGCGATTGTGCCGTTATTGCTGTTATGATTCAAGGCATGTATATGCGTCAAGCTGGCGTCCACTGTCCAGAAATAAATCTTCTGGATGACATTCGCGAAGTCTTAACTAAAAGCAAGGGTGAAAGCGAATGATTGTAGTAGATTTTAATCAAGTTGCAATTAGCAATATGATGGCAGAACTTGGTGGTCGCCGTGATGTAGAGGTCAATCTACCTCTGATACGCCACATGATTATCAATTCAATCCGTTCTTATAAGCGTAAGTTCGGACCAGAGTTTGGCGAGATTGTTATTGCATGTGATAATCGCCACTACTGGCGCCGTCAGTTCTTCCCTAACTACAAGGCTAATCGTAAGAAGAACCGCGCCGATAGTGGCTTTGATTGGAATTCCATCTTCGAAGCATTGCACCAGGTTCGTGCTGAATTGTCAGAACACTTTCCGTATCCTGTCATCGATGTTGACGGCGCAGAAGCAGATGATGTAATAGGTGTTTTGGCTGAATATAGTCAGACTTCGAATGTCGATGGCCTTCTGCCCAGTGCAGAGCCGTTTCTCGTTCTTTCTGGTGACCATGACTTCAATCAGTTACAGAAATGGTCCAACGTCAAGCAGTATGCTCCGGTTCAAAAGAAGTTTGTTAAGATAACAGAGACGCCTGCCGCTGTTCTTATGGAACACATTATCATGGGCGATAAGGGTGACGGTGTTCCTAACATCCTATCAGACGATGATACTTTTGTCACTGGTTCACGCCAGCGTCCCATGAAGAAAGATAAGGTTGCTCAGTGGAAGCACCAGAAGCCAGAAGACTTCATCACTAGCGATGAGATGTGGCGCAACTTTCAGCGCAACCGCGAACTGGTCGACCTGTCGCGTATTCCTGAAGACATCAAAAATGATGTTATAGATAGTTACGAGAAGCAGAAAGGTGGCGACCGCAGTGGTCTTCTAAACTACTTTATTGCAAATCGTATGAAGCAGATGATTGATTTGATCGATGAATTTTAATAGTTCCGATGAGCGAGTAGGCATCACAGCCAGTTGCTTTGACCTGTTTCACGCGGGTCACGTTCTTATGCTACAGGAAGCTAAAGAACAGTGTGACCGATTAGTTGTGGCGTTACAGACTGACCCAACGATTGACCGCCCAGAGAAGAACAAGCCCGTTCAATCTCTGGTAGAACGGTATATTCAGGTGCAAGCCTGTAGGTATGTGGACGATATCATTCCATATACGACGGAAGAAGACTTGCTAAATATACTACAATGTTATGACTGGGATGTTCGCATCATCGGCCAAGATTATTACGGTAAGCGGTTTACTGGTGACGAACTAGATATGGAAGTTTATTACAATAGTCGCAGGCACAGCTTTAGCACTACTGAATTGAGAAAGAGAATTAGCAATGGCAACAAGATTACAGCCGAAGAAGTTTAAGTATATCAATGAAGCCCTGGATTGGGTAACAGAGGTAAAGGACGTAGACGAATTGCGCGAACGAGTTCGGGCAGTCTCTCTTGGCAACTCTATTTTTATGCGTTTTCTAGCTTGGGGCGTAGGATATGAACAGGGGCCATACAATCTACCTGATGGTAAGACACCCATTAAGAATGAAGGACTACCATCTGGTATGTCTGACACCACTATCACCATGGAATTTAGACGGATCCTAACGCTTCTTCCTAACGGCAGCGCAGCAAATGTCGCTCAGTGGCGCCGCGAAGAAATCTGGATGCAGATTTGTCAAGGTGTTCATCCTGACGAACAAGTTCTTTTGGATGCGGCAAAAGATAAAACAATTCTTGATATTTATCCTGCTCTTGCCGATGTGCTAGATAGTTTTCTGACTGGTTGGAAAAAGCCCGAGGTTAAGAAGAAGAAGGTATCAAAAAAGTCAGAACCGCTCTCGGAATAATTCGTGATAAATTTGCTTTTATACGCGGGTTGCGCAAGAGCGGGAAGCACGTGGTTGTATGGGGAGTTAAACGGCCGTGGGGACTGTGACCTATCTAGCATAAAAGAATATTTTCTTTTTATGGATGGGTTCACTCTGAATCCTGATTTTGATAAATCCAATTTCTTTGATCATTATCAAAAACTGGCAGAAAATCCCGAAGTTAAACTTCTGGGTGAAATGTCGCCTTCCAATGGTTTTGCAACAATAGAACAACTTAAAGAGTTTGCACTGAAGGCAACCTTGTATGGATTCAATGTTCGCCCCGTAATTATTCTTCGAGATCCAATAAGTCAGAAAATTTCAGAAACAAAATTAGATGTAATCGCTAAGTTGTCTCTGGACTCCAACGAAAATATGTCTGATACATTTAGAAGATATCGACAAAATACTTCAAGCGATGTTCCTGTTACGTTAGATGATGTATTGAACATTCCTGTTCCATTTGAATACCGATTGTTAAACTGGGAAAAAACGATAGACAATTATCGTCAAGTCTTTGAAAATATTTTTATTGGATTTTATGAGACGCTGTTTACAGAAAATAGTATGATGGAATTATGTGAGTATTTGCAAATTCCTTATACTGATTTTAATTTTTCCAAAATAGCAAACAAATTATTAGATATAAACGAGTTTACAGACGAAGAGAAACAAATCATATACGATAATATTCCTCACTGTAAGCAAAATTATGAATATGCGGTAGAAAATTTCGGTAATGACTTCATCAAAAGTATCTGGTGGAGACCTAATAAATAGAAGTTCTCTCCACTATCTAGGGAAATACTTTGATGGGTCAAATACTGGAACATAAGCACCTAATCATCCGTGCCGAACTTAAAAATCCGCCTAAGTGCGCAGAAGCCATTCAAGACTGGATGAAACTTTTGGTTGATAAGATTGATATGAAGATTCTTATGGGTCCGTATGCCGTGTATTCTGATATGGTGGGCAATCAAGGTTTGACAGCGGTAACTATTATCGAAACAAGCCACATCGCCATGCATGTATGGGATGAAGTGAATCCTGCTTTGATGCAACTGGATGTCTATACTTGCTCAAAGCTGAATGTTGATGATGTATTTCTGGCTCTAAGTGATTTTATGCCGGTAAATGTTGAATTTAAATATATTGACCGCGAACATGACTTGACATTACTGGATAAAGGTGTTATAAGTGAGATACTTCCTCTTTAAACACAAAAGCGAAATCTGGTTAGTCAAGGACCCGGAACAGGTACCAAAACCCAGAGAACTGTTGCTACAAAACTCTAATATCGAATATATCAGAGAAAAAGCAGACAGTTTAAAAAAAGGGTTGACATTCAAGGATAAAGTTGCTAGAAAGAAGATACCAAATCTAACAACAGAGCATAAACGAAAGATTGCTCTAGCGTTAAGCGGTAGCAACAACCCCAACTGGGGTGGCTTGAAAGAAGAAACAAAGGCCAAAATTCGTCGCAAGATGCGAGGAACAAGGCGCAACGAAAACAATCCTATGTATGGTAGACGCCAATCATGGGAAACTCGCAATCTCATAGCGATGAAGGCGAGACATAGAAGACGAAAGTGGTGTGTCGACCCTAGTGGTAAAACGCATTTGGTAGACCCACTGACTTTCATACTACCATCTGGTTGGATGTGGGGAAGATTTTACGACCCATATCGACCAGAAGATTTTTGAAAATAAATTTTAAAAAGAACTTGACTTACACTAAAAAGTGTAGTAAAGTGTATAAATAGAGTTTCGGTTCTTTGACATTGTTAGATAAAGTTTGTGTCGGGAGGGCTTCGGCTCTCCCACATGACTTATTAGATGAGTGCATTGCTCGGTTCGATTCCGATGATGTTAGTTGCAAATGGCATGCGCTGGTCCAGTGCATTCTTCTAATAAGTTTTTGCCCTTATAGCTCAGTTGGTAGAGCAGTTGATTTGTAATCATCAGGTCCGGCGTTCGAGTCGTCGTGGGGGCACCATTTTTATTCCCTAATGGCGCAGCGGTAGCGCAGTTGACTGTTAATCAATTGGTCGGTGGTTCGAATCCATCTTAGGGAGCCAGTTTGACGCAGGGTGGAGCAGTGGTAGCTCGTCTGGCTCATAACCAGAAGGTCGTCGGTTCAAGTCCGACTCCTGCAACCAGATATCAGCCTCGACGGAGGCTGTAAGAAGTGTGACTGAATACTCTCCTGCCAGAGGGGATAAGGTAGACTCGGGGATTGGTCTCCTGCTTAACCAGCTAACGAGTCGTGGCGACGAAATAGATACATAGGTATTTGGCTAGTTGCTTGGTGGTATATCCGAATCCACCCACTTCGCTTTATGTTTTAAACAATGGAGATGTTATGCAGACTTTAACGAGAGATTTTATCTCGGACAATTATCAAAGCGTAGACATTAGTCCTCTTGCAACAGAATACCCCACACCAGATTCGATTAATAAAGATGAATTGGTCAAGAAGATTGACCATTGGAAGTATGTTTTAACTGAAACATGCGGCGCCAAAAAAGGCGATAGGATTCTTATCGGACTACTAGTGGTAGATAGTGACTATCTTGCCCTTTGTTTTGCCAGTTTCGAGTTGTCCTTGGTAGTTACTATTGCGGATCAACTGCCAGCATATCTGGCTAGTGATAAGGTAAATCCTAAAGTTAAGTTACTGTCGCCTATCAACATCTATATTCATGATGCTGCCGGTTATTCATATTCTAAATCCGCGTGGTTCATAGACTATTGCAATAAATCATTTAGCATTGAGGATTTGCGTCTTATTACAGTTGACAATCAAAAAAGATTTGATGAAATCTCTGTAATTCGGCCGCACCCAGACGATACTTTAATGATATGCACCAGCAGCGGTACCACAAATACTCCGAAGCTACTTACACATACACATAGATTTTTCTATGAATTGTGTAAGAGAAATTCGTCGAGATTTTCGGGTAACGTTCTGCATAGCAGAAACCTTAATCACGGTAGTAGTTTGAGTGTGTTTTTCTTACCTTCGTTGCATAGCGATGCGGTAAAGAACCACTATCTTATGTCACACCGCGCGGAAATTCTTGATAACTTAGTCCTGACTTTGAAGGACCAAGATATCAATCATGCCACTTTATCATATAGGGATCTTTCCGATAAGTTTTTTACTTCGTTGGAAAATCACGGCGTAAAATATCCAAATATGCGTTTGGATCTTCTGTCTTACATTCCATATGATTATACGAAATATGTGAAAGAAGGTTATGTTGAAAGCATAGAAAGTGTTTTTGGTTGCAATGAAACTGCTGGACCACTTCTGTTGTCCAGATTAACCGCGGTTAATGCCGATACTTTTGATAACACCGAGTTTTTTAAACCAGATGCTTTCTATGGCGTTTCTTTCGATGAAGAAGGCGGTCTCTTAGTTCACATGCCCGTTTATGATAAGACGGTAGCTACGAATGATAAGTTCGTGAAGGTAAAAGCCCACTGGCATGAGTATAAACATACCGGGCGCACCGATGTCATTCGTATCAATGATACTACAGTAGACTTGCCATTCCTTGAAAATATTTCTGCTAAATATGATAACAACGTTTCTGTTGTTATAGATATTATCGAAAACCAAATCTATCTAGCAATCAACTCGTCTTATGATAAAGATATAAACGAATTAGTTATGGAAATAGATGCTGCAATTCTCTTTCATCACGGAACCAATCTAGTTCGTATAGATAAGTTTGCAATTCTGGATTTCAAAGATTACTATTTTGGAGTCAAGTTAGATAAAGAATTAATGAGGGAATTTTTTAGATGTTTAGAGAACACTTAGAAAAAAGCAAAGAAACTTATTTAAGCCATTTTGTTTTTGCAAATTCGGCTGGACTGAGATTACTTTGGGCAGCATTAGCAAGTTTCATACATGGATTTTTTCCTAATCTGTTGCCTGGTACGGCCGCAAAAACTATAATTGATCTGTACCATAAACGATTGGTAAATCATCCAAACAAAGAATACCAAAAATATATTAACTCTTATAAAAAATAATAAGTTTTGGGGAATTAGCTCAGTTGGTAGAGCGCCAGCTTTGCAAGCTGGATGTCAACGGTTCGAACCCGTTATTCTCCACCAAGTTAGACCACCTCTGCTGAACCCGCGAAGGGGTAGAGATACTGTTGCAACAGTATTCTTTATCTGGGAAGATCGAAGCGCCCGGACGTAATTCGATCAAGGCACACTGCAGGTGGTCGCTCTTTTTGCGCCTATGGTGGAATTGGTAGACACGCTGGTTTTAGGTACCAGTGCGAAAGCGTGGGGGTTCGAGTCCCTCTAGGCGTACCACTATTACGCTCCTGTAGCTCAGTTGGTAGAGCAGTGGTTTGAAGAACCACGTGTCAGCGGTTCGAATCCGTTCGGGAGCACCATTTTTGGGTCGGTAAAGCTAGTGGCTCTAGCAGCGAGACTGTAAATCTCGTCCGTCTTCGGGGGAGGATCGATACCTCACTGGCCCACCAATATAAGGCTCGGTAGTTCAATTGGTTAGAGCACCAGCCTGTCACGCTGGAAGTTGCGGGTTCAAGTCCCGTCCGAGTCGCCAATGTTATAAATAGCGATAGAGATACCCATTGTTGGAGAAAATTTATGTCTTATGTTGTAAAATGTACCTTGGTTCAAGTTAATCACATTGACCATTCACCCGAGGCAAAAAAGAGTCGAAATGATGATTGGAAAAGCAGAACTGGCTTCATCGGCCTAAAAGGCGGCATGACCACATATTTTCTATTCGACACGGCAGAAAATGCCTATGCTTTTGCAGAAAGTCATCGGGCAGATCCTCTTGTAATCGGTGGTCAACCGACTACCACCGTAATGCCTCTAGAAGATGCTGATGGCTTAGCGGTCAGCGATTTCTATGTTCCCGACAATTAATACATAAAAGAGCAGGAAAAAAGCAATGGCATATATCGCTAAATTTTTTGTTAATAATGCTAACCATTACAACTCTCTAGCAGGTAACGATCTGGCTGAAAAGTTCGATAGTCTAATTGATGATACTGATTTTCTAGGTGTAAAGCCTGGAAATCCTCTCTGCACTTTGTATTCTACGCAGGCAGCGGCACAGGCTTGTGTTGCAAGAGAGCTTGCAGATTCCAGAATAACATTCATCGATGAAGCAGAAGTTGTAACTCTTGAATCAGAAGGTCTAGACCAAGATGATTTCTATGATGTGCAAACTGTCATAGCTATTAGAGCCAGCATTTAGATAAATGCGACTGTTCTCCTGGGTGAGGACTCAGCCTTCCAAGCTGACGGAGTGGGTTCGAATCCCATCGGTCGCTCCAAGTTTGCCCAAGTATCCCTCTCCGCTACGAACGGAGCCAAAGGTAACTGGAAGTAAGATGTAGGTTCGAATCCTATCTTGGGCTCCAGAATTATCACGAATGTTAGATGCGCGATAATTTCATATAACAACCAAGGAATTAATTATGAATATCAAGACTTTTATGGTTCTCGCAGTTGCCGCTCTTACTGCCGCTTGCGCTCCTACCGCGGAAACACCATCTGTATCGGAAGCTGCTGGCCCAGCGGCTGATGCTGCACTTGCTACAGCAAATGCAACAGAAACTGTAGAAGTTGTTGCGTCGGAAGCAACTCCACAAGCAGATTCAAAGTAACTAAAGTTTCTGGGATTAGCGCAGCCTGGTAGCGCACCTGCTTTGGGAGCAGGGGGTCGTAGGTTCGAATCCTACATTCCAGACCATTTTTTTGTTGGTGTAGTGAAATGGTATCATTACGGTCTCCAAAACCGTCGTTCCGGGTTCGAATCCCGGCACCTTCGCCATTTATAAACAGGTGACGCATGTATGATGAGGCAAGAGAAGCAATTCTAAACTCCAGTGAAACGTCATCTGTTTATATAGGTGCTGATTCTATTAGATTCAAAAAGCGTAGCGGTGAGTGGTACGCCAAGTATTCCACCGTCATTATTCTTCACATGGATTCTAAGCATGGCGGTAAAATATTTTCTAGAAACGTAGAAATGCGTGACTTTGGTAACTTACGTCAACGTCTGATTACCGAAGCAGGATTTGCCATCGAAGCAGCAACTGAAATTGTTGATGTAATTGGCAATCGGCATCTAGAAATCCACCTTGATATCAATCCAGATCCCAAGCATAAATCTAACATTGCTGTTAAAGAAGCATTGGGGTATGTTAAGGGAACAACAGGGATTGATGCTAAAATCAAACCCGATTCGTTTGCGGCAACACATGCTGCCGACCATGTAGTGAGGCACTAAATGCTAATACACTATTATTTGCCCATTCATACTGTGATAAAAGATATGATACCAGATGTCGATGAACGAAAGGTATTAGATTTTGGTTGCAACTATGGTATATTTCTAGAAACTTCTAACGGATCTTTTCCTCAAGAAAATTATACTGGCATTGATATCTGTGAGGATGCAATTGAAACAGGAAGACGTATGTTTCCTGGTGCAAACTTCATCCATTATGACGGATTTAATCCAGAATATAATCCTGGAGGAAAAGAACAACTTCCAGTAATAGAAGAAAAGTATGATTTAATCATAGCGCATAGTGTCTTCACACATACTTCAAAAGAAGAGATGTTGACCCTAATAGAGTGGCTTTATAGTCACTTGGCCGAAAACGGAAAAATGTTAATTTCTTGGACAGCATACGGAAAAGATACTGAAACCGTTTATGGTGAAATAGGACTTCTTAGATTTTTCCCAGAGCATGAAAATATGGACTATTGTTACGTCTATCAATGTGACGTAGATGGTAAAACAAAGTCTAAAATAACACAAGAGTTTCCTCAAGAAAATGTTCGTTTCTTGTGGACATATTATAACGTTGATTATTTTTCAAAAATGCTTGACAAATACAATAAAACGACTATAATATCAAATGACTGGAGACAAGATCTGGTCATAATTACGCGGGATTAGCTCAGTTGGTAGAGCGTCTGCTTTACACGCAGAATGTCGGCGGTTCGAGCCCGTCATCCCGTACCATTGCCCCTTGGTGTAATTGGCAACACGTTGGATTTTGATTCCGAAGAGTCCAGGTTCGAGCCCTGGAGGGGCATCCATCTTTTTTAAGGACATATATAATGAGTGATATTATTGCAGTAGACCAACTTCGCCTGTTCATTGAGCGTATTGAAAACATCGAAGCCGAGATTGATGTGAAGAAGATTGACCGTAAGGAAGTCTATTCTGAATTGAAGGGTGAAGGGTTTGATACCAAGGCCGTTCGTAAGATTGTGCGTCTCCGTAAGCTGGAAGCACATGTGAGACAGGAAGAAGATATGATCCTAGATACATATCGTAGCGCCGTGGGCGTATAATATTGGAAGCGTGGGTGAGCGGTTGAAACCTACAGTCTTGAAAACTGTCGTACCGCAAGGTACCGTGGGTTCGAATCCCACCGCTTCCTCCAGTTTGAGATAACCTATGATCAACAAGAACATTTTGACTGACAATTTTTCATATGAAGATGAAAAAGGAAATGTAGTTTCCCGCGAAGAAATGTGTAGCTTAATTGATCGATGGAAATTTCTCTTAGTCAAAAGAGGTGCCATGAGAGGAGACTCCCTTGGCATTTCTCTTGTCATGGTAAGCCCAAATCATCTAGCCCTTATTTTTGCAGCGGGTGAATTGGCAATGAGACTGGTATTACTTGATAAGCCAGCGGCCGTTGAAACGATTGACCGAACAAAAGCCTCGGTATTTAATCCTATTGACTTCCATGTCGTAGATGAATATCTTGCAAAAAGCGAACCATATATGGAAATGGTAAATCGCTACTGTAAAATGAACATTTTCGAGACAGAAATTGATAGCGTCACAGAAAAAATGTTGGAAGATTATAGTTCGCCCGATGAAATCTTTCTTTGTGGTTCATCAAGTGGAACAACCAGCAGACCTAAACCGGTATACTTCACGCAGAAAGATTGCTTCGACCTCTCAAAGAGAAACACAGGCGTTTTCAAGTTCGAACCACAATCCGTAGTTTGTCATACCCGAAACATGCATCACGTTAGTTGTATGATGACCTTCTTGCTACCTGCTCTTATGGTAGCAGATAAGCACTATTACTATAATATCTATGATGATATGCCGAACTTCTTTACGTTCATCAAAGAAAAGAAGGTAGATAGAGTTTTCTTTGGTAGTGCATTTGTCGTCCGTGATTTGGTAAAATATTTCTCAGACCAGTTTGATGCAACTCTGCTGATTAATCTCAGTGGCTATACTATCCCGGCTGAATATGTGGAGTATTGCGAGTTCTTCAACGTAGAGTTTCTATCGCACTTCGGTTCTGTAGATACGGGCATTCCCCTTTTGTTGAATCATGTGACAAAGCATTCCAAATGGCAAGAAAATTGGCTAGGCGTAGAGCCTGATGATTACTACAAGATCATTACGGGTGATGAAATTCTAGTAGAAGGTCCTTGGGTAGGACGTAGAGTTCTAGAAGATAAGTTGACCGAGAAGAATGGTAAGTGGTATCATAACGGCCGTGTTGAGGTAGATCCCGTTGAAAAGGCATGTAAGCGTCTGCTAAAGAAAGACCTATCTGTTTACGGAAACAACCTAATCATCTGGAATGATAGTGAGGGCGTTGAAGTGCCTGGTATGACCGTTCATTACCTCAGTAAAGAACAATGGACTACCGAAACCAAGGTCAATGTTTATCAACTTTTGGGATATCTAGAAAAATTTAGCACTTGACATTTACCGGCGAATCAGCTATTATGAGAATATAGTCAGAGAGAAAGTGATTCGTCATGGAAGTTTTTGCATTGTTAGGTGAATGGGATTACGAAGGTTCGTTGCTGTTGGGTGTGTATGCATCTGAAGATGAAGCGCGGGCTGCCCACGGTGTGTATACCCGTGACGGCGATCATTTCATAGATTATTACTACATAGAGCGTCGAGTGGTCGGTGCTCCTGTAGATTCCGATCGTGTTCGGGTCTACATATAGACGAGTAGCTCAATGGTAGAGCCGACCGCTCATAACGGTTAGGTTGGGGGTTCGAGTCCCTCCTCGTCTACCAAATTTAATGGACGATTAGCTCAGTCGGTAGAGCGCGGGACTCTTAATCCTTAGGTCGTAGGTTCGAATCCTACATCGTCTACCATTTCACGGACACTTAGCTCAGTAGGTAGAGCAACGGGCTTTTAACCTGTAGGTCTTGGGTTCGAACCCCAAAGTGTCCACCAATATTGAGGTTATAATGATAGTATTTGACAAAACATATTATTTTGAACTTGAAAATATATCATTTGATATACTACAAGAGTCTGAATTGAATAGAATGTTTAAAGATGGAAGAATAGCCTCAAAATTTCTGGAAATAATGATTGAGAAATGGTTTCCAGATTTGCAATATGTAAATGCCAGAGGTCATGATCATGTTAGTTTGACCGACGGCCAGAAATATGAACAGAAATGTTTTACAAAGTCTGGATGTAGATTTATGCAATCTATAAATTTTGGCGGCGGAAGAGTTTTTAATGAAGAAAAAGCTATAGAACATTCCTCCACTATGAATTATATTATATGTGATATTCTATCATTTCCAAAAATAAGATTGATATTTAAAAAAGGACCAGATTTAACAAATCAATATAGTAACTGCATAATTCCTCTCAAGGACTTAGAAAAGTTATTTAATTGATAAGATGCGAATATAGCTCAGATGGTAGAGCATTCCCCTGATAAGGGAAAGGTCACAGGTTCAATTCCTGTTATTCGCACCACACCAGTAGAACAGGTGTTCGACTGACTCTCATAAGGTTAGTTTGGGTGGATCATTACCACCTGCTGGTACCAAGCGCCGATGGCGGAGTGGTCCATCGCAACGGATTGCAAATCCGTAAAACCGCCGGTTCGAATCCGGCTCGGCGCTCCATAATGCGGAAGTAGCTCAGTGGTAGAGCTTCTCGTTGCCAACGAGATGGTCGGCGGTTCGAATCCGCTCTTCCGCTCCAAATGGCCCGGTCGTCTAGTGGCTAGGACACCGCCCTTTCAAGGCGGAGAAGCGGGATCGAAACCCGTTCGGGCTACCAATTTTAGGAACATGGGCAGGACGGTAATGCAACGCACTGCTAATGCGTAATACCTCTAAAGGGTATACAGGGTTCGACTCCCTGATGTTCCGCCAGTTATAAGTATTCCTGAGTATGGTGGATGTAGCTCAGTTGGTTAGAGTGTCGGCTTGTGATGCCGAATGTCGCGGGTTCGAGTCCCGTCATTCACCCCATTAGGAGATAATTGTGGATTTAGTTACTATTGCTTGTAAAAGAGACATTCAAGACCTTCTTCTACAAGCACATTCAATTGATAAGTTTATTGAGAAGCCTATAACACATTTCGTCACGGTAGAAGATACACATCTTTCGCTTGATCAATGGCAAGATATCTTGTCGCCGTATTATACAAAGCATACCCTTAGATTAAATACTTATCGTAGAGACCCCACCTTGGATGCTGTCTTTGCGGATTGGGGTAGATTTGGGCATGGCTGGAGAAGGCAACAATACTTAAAACTTCTTACCACCAGTGATCATGTTATAAGCGACCATGCATTAGTTCTAGATTCTAAAAATTTATTTGTTAGACCCACTGACCTATATTCTTGGCCAGTAAAGCATGGTAATGGTGCATATCTGACTAGAGATACAATTTTCACTGGTACTAACCATGATATCATACAAGGATGGCTATTATATTTCAGTGAGATTTCTGGTAAACAAATACCAGATAAGTTTGGTCGTTTGTTAGAAACACCATTTGTCTTTGAGAAGAAAATAGTTCAGCAAATGGCAGAAGACTTTGATTTGGAAGCACTCTTTCTAAATCAAGATGTTACTCCAAACTCGGAGTTTCATACGTATATGTTCTATGTTGATCCTGATGAACTACCAGAAGAAAAAGATATTATATGTAATGCAATCAGTCCCTTTGATATGATAGAGGGACGGTATGATCAGAGTATCAGAAACGATGTTGAAAGATGCCTGAATATTAACAGCCCAACTCATGGCTTACATAAAACCGTGAGAGAAAACCTTCCGAGTAAAACTGGTATGTTCTATACAGAATGGCTTCTATCACTTGGGCTGAATGATGAATTAGTTAAACAATATATGGACTGCTAATGGATATAGTTACTATTGCCTGTGAGAGGGATATTCAAGACCTTCTACTTCAGGCCCACTCAATTGATAAGTTTATTGAGAAGCCATGTCGCCATTGGATTACAGTTGAGGATGAATCCTTAACACCAGAAGAATGGCATAACATTTTGGCTCCGTATTATACCCGACACAAACTTAATCTAGCGTTTTCTAAACGTGAGAATTATTTACATTTTGATCAACCGTTTACTTTTGGGTGGCGCAGACAACAGATGTTGAAGTTGACTACAGCCGCACAATCTCTGGATGATACGGTACTTGTGCTTGACTGCAAAAACATTTTTGTCCGTCCTACTAATCTGGATGAGTGGCCATTTAAACATGGTAATGGCAGATACATTTACCCAGAAGAACGAAGTGAAATGTATCTACCAAGAAAGTGGACAAATTTTATTGCCGCTAAAACTGGTATGGTTGCACCTAGAAGACATCCCGGGGTGCTTGAGGCTCCGTTTGCTGCTACAACGTCTTATGTAAAGACTGCGATAGAGCATCCGTTGTTTGAATATCTTTTTATGCAGGATGATGGCATCATTCCAATGGCAGAATGGCATTATTATTACTTTTTTGTAGACGATGACCTTCTGGATTCGCCAGAGTATGCTGTATGTAGTGTATTGGATCATTTGAGCATAGATGGTAATGTAGATGAATACGTAAATGAACAAATACAATTTTGTTTGAGTATAAACAGTCCTACACATGGTATACACCGGCAAGTCAGAAAAATGATGGGTGATAGTAAATCAACTTACTCAGACTGGCTTGTTTCTCTGGGTCTAAATAAGACGTTAGTTGATAACTATGTCTACTACGAAATGACTGACACCACATGGGGTCAGAATTTGGGCGCGTGGCGAAATTGGTAAACGCAACGGACTTAAAATTCGTCGGGAAACCTTGCGGGTTCGAGTCCCGCCGTGCCTACCATTAAACGAGGTTAATATGCCAATATATGAGTTTTATAATCCTGAAACGGAAGAGCAATGGGAAACCAAGATGTCATACGAGGAAATGAAGCAATTCGTTGCTGATAATCCTCAATTACATCAAATTTTTCAAATGAATTTTGCTCATGCTTCTGGTTCAGATGGCGGCGGCAAGGTGCCAGACCACTTCAAAGAAGTTATGAGCCGAGTTGCAGAACAGAACCCCAACACACCGGTCGCGGAAAAATATGGCTCAAAGTCTATTAGAGACGTTAAGACCAGGGAAGCCATTGATAAGGCCAGAAAGAAAGCCGGGGGCTCGTTAATAGGATAATGTGGCGAATATGGTCAAAAGCCTTAGGTGAAAAAGCCTCTCCGTGTAATAGCGAATCCGACAAGATAGCATGGATTCGGACCTTTCTGATTTGTCAGGCCATTATCGCAAACATTTTTCTTGTGGCAAATGTCATTCATCATTGGTAAATTAGCACTTGACTTTCCCTGCGAATCTGCTAGGATGTAATAGTAGACAGAAAAGAGAAAGTGATTCGTTATGATTAAGGTGTACCAAATTCAACTGACCGATGCTGAAATCGCGGCTGTAAATAACGGCGAAACCAGTGACCGCATCAAAGCGTATTTTGACCGTTCGTGGCCGATGTCGCCCTTCAAGACTGAGAACTTCCAGTATTACGCCCACGTTGCTAACGTTGATACCAATGATATGGAAGAAGCATTCGCTGCCATGAATCTTTGGGAAGGTGCTACGGTTGAGAAACTCGGTCCCTGCTCCTCGATGTCAGTAGGCGACATCCTCGAGGTAGACGGAAAACTGTTCCGTTGTGCTACGTTTGGTTTTGATGAAATTACCGCTTGACATTTTCTCAGAATATGCTATAGTAGATTATAAGCTGAGAAAAGAAAGTGATTCGTTATGAAATATGTTTTGTTGTTTGCCGGTCTGTTTGTGATGTGTGTTCCTGAAGATGCTAGTTTTCTTCGTTTTGCCTTGCAAGCCGCTTTTGGTATGATGATGTTCATCGCTGGTATTGCACTTATGTTGGAAGAAGAAAAATATGCTTGAGATTATTAAATGGTTCGGTACCGCGTGTGTCATCCTTGCTGCCACTTGTCGGGCATTTGAGTTTCACCAGGTAGACCTGATCCTATCGGTCATCGGTGCCGCCGCTTGGGGCTACGCAGCATATAAGATGCAAGATAAACCTCTGATGGTAGTTAATGGTTTCATTACCGCCATCCTTCTGTATGGAGTTGTGAAATGAGTTATTGGCTTATAGTATTTTTGTTCACGCAAGAGGGCGAATTTGTGGCCAAGGATGTCTACGAGACTGCATCTAAGGAGCAATGTGAAAAGTTCGCGGGTGATGTCACTCGCACCATTATCAATAGCAAACTCCAGGCACAGTTTCATTGCGTAAGCGACGACCACTATATGGGTCGCAAGCAAGATGAAGGTGTTGATTATGACTAATCATCCTCGACAACGAGCAATGTGGGATGGGTTGACTGCATCAGGATGTTTCGGTATTCTGATTTTGATTGCCATGATAACTGTGATTTGGAGTTTCAGTTGAATGTCTAAATGGTGTCAGAGGTTTCTTGACCTAGCCGACCATATTGGCGAATGGTCGTATGATCCTCGCACCAAAGTTGGTGCAGTTATTGTGGATGACCGCAATCGTATTATCTCAATAGGCTACAATGGGTTTCCGCGTGGCGTCAAGGACCTGGCAAAACGCTACGAAGACCGACCCACCAAGCACCTGTTTGTGGCTCATGCCGAGCGCAATGCACTAGACAACTCTCCCATGTCGGTTGAGGGTTGCACAATGTATGTACCTTTGATGCCGTGCAACGAGTGCGCCAAGAGCATCATCCAGCGCGGCATCAAGAAGGTCATTTGTTATAAATCTGACCGAGAAGATACGTTTAACTGGGACATTACCGAATTGATGTTTAGAGAAGCGAATGTCATGCTGTATAAGGCAACAAAAGAAAATGACTAATTATGCAAAGATATTTAAATCTATTGACAAATGCCGTGAAATAGCGTATAAAGCTAAGAGTGAATGGTTTCAAGCGTATTGGCACGGTGTTGCTGATGACCTAGAAGCCAAGTATGTCTTTGGTCAGCCTTGGCTGCGAACTTATGATGGAAAGTTGAATTAATGATTCTTCCTGCTGGTGTGAGTGCTTTTCGTAAACCCGTGCAATTGCCTGGTATGAATTATGGTGAGAGACATTTTCTAAATGGCTTCACATGGCCCTATGTCAATTCTAAGGGTAAGCAGTATGATACAACGTTGACCCCTAGTGGTTGGGTTTGTAATTGCATGGGTTATAACTTCCACAACAAGTGTAAACACATTGTTGCGGTACATGAAAAGGTGATAGCAGAATGATTATTGAGAATACCGCAGTATGTCTGAGTTGTGGAGACAAAATTTTCTCCCGGCATCGACATGACTTTGTAAATTGCACTTGCGGTGCAATCTGGGTGGATGGTGGTCAAGAATACCTCCGTCGCGTGGGTGACTTTACTAATGCAATGGATTTGTCTTGGTCGCTTCCTGATGATGTTTACAAAGAATGTGCAGAGGCAGCGCAAAATGCTGCCGACACTGGGCGCAATAAGTTTGGTATTGCCAATGCTGTGATGCGGGTTTTGCGTGAGCGCGGACATATTGTCGCGGAAGGCGAACAACGTGTGATGGCGAAGAGTAAGGATCTTGATGAAGTTATGGTCATCGAGGCAGATGGTAATTATAATCGTTATAAGAAGGTAAATGATGATGAGTAAGGTTACAGTAGAACTTGATTGGGAAACCGTTGACCGTGTCGTTGTAGAACAATTACGTAGCACATGGGAAACTCTAAAAAACGACAAAGGTAATCAAGCATGGGTATTTGTTTGGGGTGACCAGGAAGCAGATGATATTGAGATTCAGAAGCATATCGATGCGGCTGAACTTCTACTCAAATGGTTTTCTACCAAAGACCAACTAGCAGAAATGGGAATTACAGATGACTAAGGATGACCTAAAAGAAAAGGCAATCGAAGCCATTCCATATCTAGCAGTGTTCGGAGTAGCGGCACTAGCAGTTTATGGTGTAACTAAACTCGCACAAGCAGCAAAGGAAATTGATATTTTTCCGTTGGATTTTGGTAATGATGAATATTTGACTGGACTTTCGGAAGATTCTCGTGAAGATTAACATAGGTCCATATCCACGTTGGTTTGGTCCATACCAGATTGCAGAAAAGATTCTGTTCTGGAAAGACAAAGACGATGATGCGGTTTTCGCATTAGGGGAATGGTTAGATAAACACACACCAATTACCGAAATATCCGCATATTTTTTCAGTAAGAGGAAGGTCGAGATTCGTATCGACCCATATGACACATGGAGTATGGACGACACTCTTGCTCTGATTATTCTTCCTATGTTAAAGCAACTCAAGGCAACCAAGCATGGTTCACCTGCCGTGGCAGATGAAGATGTTCCAGAAGAACTTCGCTTTGCTGCCTCCGAAGATCCAGGACATGAGTTTGAAACTGACAGCAACTGGCACAAGCGTTGGGACTGGGTCATGGATGAAATGATCTGGGCATTCGAACAGATGGTGGAAGATGGCAACGATGATATTTACTTCAAAAATGGTATCCTCGATGTTGAGGGATGGAAGGCACATAACAAGCGTATTGACAATGGCACCCGTCTGTTTGGTGTCTACTATAGAGGACTATGGGATTAATGTCTAGATTAGTAGTTTTTGGCGATAGTTTTGCAGATGAGAGGGTACAAGAAATAACTTGGCCCAAACTCCTGTCTTCCAAATTTGATGTACCAGTGAAATACTATTCACTGGCTGCCACCAATCTGGAATATACCTCTATTAAGCTGTTCGACTATCTAGAGAATGATTACCAAGAAACGGATATCATAGTTGTTGTCCTGACATCTTGCTACCGGGCACCTATAGTCCACGATGCATATTATCCATCCTGGTCGACACTATATAAATTCATCGTGGGTGATGATAAACTATTGGAAAAACTAGATAATCCATATGTTACCGAACACTTCAAAGAACATGAAGAATACTACAAGACCTGGCTAAAATTCTTTAATCCGGCTATTCATAAGTCACAGTGTTACTTTATTACAAAAGCAATAAACTCTTTGCCTAATAAGAAATTGGTATTATCTGCATTCGAGGATTCTGACCCAACAAATGATAATAATCGACCCGAATGTCATCCATGCGGCAATCTAATGGTTGCTAGTGAGAATGAGCATATAAGCGGAAAGAGCGGTGAGCATTTCAGAGGTAAGATAAAAACCAGAACAGGTAAACTTGGTAGCTGGGATGCTAGACCTAACCATCTCCACGAAGATAACCACTATATTCTAGCGGATTACATGTATGAGTGTTTGCAGTATAATTATTCACCGTTAAGTTCCGTAAAATTTAAGACTGACCTTTTTAAGGAAGATTGACAATGGTAAAAGAAGCTAAGGGCGGCGCGTTTGCCCCCACCGATATTCCCGTCATCAAGCGGGCATTGCATTCGTATCTACTCGACATTATGAGAGTAGAGGGATATAGCGAACGAGAACCTCATCCAGATGTAGCGGTTATCTCAAACTTGCTGCATCGTCTTGGGCGCATCGATGGCTAACTTAGTATTGTTCGGTGATAGTTTTTGTGCCGAATATACGGATACAGATGGTAAATATATTTGGTGGAAAGAGACTGCTAAGACGTTAGGGTTAGGTATTAACAACTATGCCCGCCGAGGCAGTTCATTAAACTATGCTACCGTAAAATATTATGAATACCTGAATAAGTCATATTCTCCTGACGATATTATTATTTTTGTCGTGACTTCTAGTGGACGCTCTCCTTTGGTACATCCAGATTTTGATGCAGAATCTTCGGCCATATTACAACTGTTTTCGACGCAAGGCTTCTCATTTGAGAATGTTAAGTTTCCACCATCATTGAAACAACATTATAATGAGCATAAAAGTTTTTATGAAACTTGGTTTCATTTCTATAATCCTGAGTTACATCGGGCGCAAGTAAATTTGATACGAGAAGCCCTTAACGGATTAAGCAACAAAAAACTGTTGATTAATGCCTTTGATGAGGCCCGTTATTCCGATTTTACTCTGTCATATGATTTTCACTTAGACGGCTATATGAGACAGATTAGCCATCAAGAATTTGCAACAGAGGGTGAATACTCTAGAAATAGAATTTTTGATGCTAGACCTAATCATATATCAGAAGACAATCACAAGATTTTTTGTGATTATGTTTTAAAATGTCTTGACGGAGACTATAGAAGTATGCTAGAAGTTGACTTTAAGAAAGGATTTTTAAATGGCTAAGTATCTTGTAGAAACAATCTCCATGTTCCGTATGCGGTATGTCATCGAAGCAAATAGCCCGGCCGATGCCAAGGATGAAGTTACCATGAATGTGGGAGAACTTGCGGAGTTTTCTCAACACCATGTTGATGAAGTGATTACCACCGCTCGTGAGATTGATGATGTGGAGTATCTTCGCCAGTTTGACGAAGACAATGAGTATCTAAAAGACTGGACCGAAGGACAGAAATTTTCATTTGTAAACGCAATTGATTATGATAGCAAGTGAAGAAGAACAAGAGAGACGTTGGAATATTTGTTTAGAATGTGTCCACTTAAACGGTAAAACCTGTGGTATATGTGGGTGTCATATGCCAGCTAAAGTGAAACTACTATATACTAAGTGTCCAAAATCAAAATGGGTGGGCGAAACATATGTCCCCTTCTGGAGAAGAACATGAAGTTATACGTAAACGGTTGTAGTTTTGCATATGGTATCGGTATTGAGCGTTATGCACCTGGTAACATGAAAGAAGTCTATGCCAAGTGTGAAGCCAAGCGTTTCTCTAAACTACTGGCTGATGCCTGGGATATGGAAGAAATGAACATGGCAACGCCAGGCTCTTCTAACTCTCGGATTGCCCGCCGTGCCTTCATAGATATTCTACAACACAAACCAGAGCGTGTTATTATCGTGTGGTCGGACCCATCTCGTTTTGAATTCACCGACTACAGGGATGAACCATATCCTTTTGATGTGGATGCCCTACAACTACGCGGCTCATCGGTTGACTTTGATAATATACCCAAAGCCACAAAGAAGGCTCTGGCCACATACTACGAACAGTTGTCTTCGTATCATTCCGACATGTTGAAGACATTGTACCATGTTGCCACAATTAAAAATCTATGCGACTCTATGGATATTACCTGTGTGCAGATGTGGTTCCGTGATGCATGTATTGACACCGCATTGAAGCGCGGCCTGCAAACTCGACGCATTGCCTCTCGTAAGACTATGGATGAATACATTGATTATCTGGAAACCGATGAAAATATTTTCCTGTTTGACAAGAGCAAGACATTTGAGTCTATGGGTAAGAATCTACTCTGCCCATGGGACGACCATCCAAGCGAAGAAGCCCACGTTCATGTGGCCAATTGGTTCAAGGAATATTTTGAATAAATATGAATATGATTGAACATCCATATGATCCTCAGCGCAGGCTTACCTCAAGAGAGCGTCAAGAAAAGCGCGTTTCTCTACTAGAAGACGTTGATGATTATATCAAAGAAATTGTCATGTATTGTGACGACGAGGAAGACCTTATAGCCCTCGGCTCACTCCTTCAAGTCTTGTCTAAGAATATTCTAACCACTGTCATGGATAAGGGTGACTGGCGGCATATAATAGGTAAGTTTTTACGGGATGTAGAAAAGCAGCAAGACGCCGCTTCTACCTTGGAGATGATCCGTAAACATTTGTAATGGAGTATATTATGGATAAACAAAGTGTATTGAACCATATCAGAGCCTTGGAACAAAAACACCGAGAACAAGACGAAGGTCTTGAAATTCTAATGCAGCGCCCGAAGCCTCAAGACTGGCTGGTAAATACCATTAAGCGCCGCAAACTAAAAATCAAAACCGAAATTGAAAGACTAAAGAGTGAACATAACCTTAGCTAATTGGTTTATTGATAATTGTTTCAAGGGCTTTGTCTTGGCCGCATTTATTGCAGCCACTAAATTTTTCGTTAGCGGAACACATATCGGAGAGGCCATGTTTTTTGGATGGTGGATAGGTTGTGTGCTACTAATTACAATAACTCGCATTCTAGAAGCGATGCACCGCGTAAATATAATTATGGAGGCAATGAATAAAAATGATTAATACACAACTCTTTTACAACGACATGACCAGCGATATGGAAACAGAAGCTGGTGAAAGCACTCTCAATTGTAACATTTACGTTGAGGCTAAGGGTGCCATGCCATCAGAGAAGGCTCGTATCAAGGCCATTCTAGACCAAGCATACAAGGATATTAGGGCCGCGCTCTATGCCCGTGATTAACAGGCATATAATCAATCCTGACATAAACTACGATGGGGCGAATAGAGATGATCTATTTCGCCTCATCAACCGTTGGAAGAGACTTCTGATATACAAGGAACTTCGCAGCGGTGATGTAATGGCCCTTGGTATTTTTGATGTAAACTTAAATCATATTGCCTGTCTATTTGCAGCCGCAGAATTAGGATTGAAAATTTTCATCATTGCCAAGCCAATTGCCAAAGAAACACTTCATGTTACAAAGATGGCAATATTTGGTCCTGTTGATATAACTATCTCTCAGAGAATGTTGGATGAAAATGACCTACAGACTGAAATGTTTGAGCGATATAGCAAGCAGGTTTGTTACGAAGATGAAATCGATGAGATAACAAACGACACAGATGTAGATATACCCGTTTCTCCTAGTGATGCTCTGATATTCGCTTCAACTAGTGGTACCACAGGCGTATCTAAGCCATACTTCTTTACCCACGATGAGGTGTATAAGATTTCGCAAAGAAATATATCTGCTTTTGGTTATACTAAGCGGAACGTGGTGCAACAGACGGTAAATATGCACCATGCTTCTGCTATGTTATCATATCTTCTTCCAACTCTAATGGTGTGTGACGTTCATTATTCTGGAAGCGTTGCTTGGGTTCCTCATCACCAAAAGAAAATATGGCGCCCAAAAGAATTTGTCGAAGAATGTTTGACCGATAGAAAAGTAGACACTCTGATATGCTCTAATAGTTTTGTGCTAGACGCACTGAAACTCGGTTTTCCTGAGGCCGATCGGCGTCCTAGTCATAGAATTACAATCAATATGTCTGGGTTTCCAGCTGGGCCAGAGATATACGATATGACCAAAGAATATCCAATAGATTTCATGTCCCATTACGGCTCTGTCGATACTGGTGTACCTTTGCTGGTAAATAGAATAACACCAGATTCCGTATACCAACCAGGATATATAGGTAAATTGGTAGATGACCTATACAAGATCGACGGTGATATGGTTCACTCTGACCTCTGGCCAGCACCAAGACCAGTAGCAGACGCTTTATTAGTTGAAGGCGACCGTTTTTATTATGGTGGTAGAAATGACGACCACCCGTTATACACGGGCGAACTTAAACAGATGATGCAAGAACAATTTGGCGATCATAGTTTTGTAGTTCCTAATAATGGAAAGCATTTTATTGTCCTTTGGAACAAGCAAGAAAGATATGATATAGAAAATGGTAAGACTTATCTTGAAAAGGCGTTTACATTTGTATACCTAAATAAAGAAGACTTTATGGTAGATACCAAAGTCAGTATGGAACAACTAAGAGCGTATTTGGAGCATCACTATGCACTGTAGAATAGACAACGACAGCTGGGAACATGCTGGTAAGATTTATTTCGTCCACGAGGCCAAGACAAGAGAAAACTCCACTGGGGTGGACCTGACCCTTGAGGACGATGGCGGCAACATAGTTTCCATTACGGTAGCTAATCACCAGATAGAATGGCTTGAAGAAAACGCTTGACATTTGGTCACGAATCGCTTATAGTGAGTCTATAAGCGAAAGAGGTTATTATGGATATTTCAGTTACAGGTTTGATTGGTCGTCGCGCTGATAAGCAGAAGTTGATCGAGGCAGCAGAATTCTTCGCCGCTCAACTAATGGACCCACGCATGGTCCGCAATCTCACCCTTGATATCGAAGTTTGGAAAAACTTTGACCTAGAGGGCGAGTGCGTTGACGAGGACGGCACCAAGAACCCACGGTGGTTCACCATTGGTCTCAAGAACCAAGACATCGATGAGATGATCAAGGTTCTCGGTCACGAAATGGTCCATGTCAAGCAACATGCCAAGAACGAACTTCAGACTGGTCATGCGGTGGCTGCTCGTGGTGGTCTCAAAATCTACAGCAAGTGGATGGGCCAGATATGGAAGCCTAAGGGTAAGGAAGATGCATATTTCGATGCTCCTTGGGAGATTGAAGCATACGGTCGCGAAGTGGGGTTGAACCACAAGTGGTGTGCAACGCAGAAGATACCTAATTGAGAGAAAATAAAAAAATGAAATTGATTCTTACAGATTGTGACGGTGTTCTATTAGACTGGAGTACCACGTTTACCGAGTGGATGGCACTCAAAGGCTACAAAGAAATTCGCACCGATGTCTACCATATCAACGAACGGTACGGTATCGACAAGAAGAAGAGCAAGGAACTAGTGCGGCAATTCAACGAGAGCGCAGCCATCGGCTTCCTAAAGCCCTTCCGTGATGCCGTCTACTATGTTCGGCGTATGTATGAGGAGCAGGGATATCAGTTCCGTGTCATCACCAGCCTGAGCAAGGACCCATGGGCTGTCAAGGCACGTGAAGCAAACCTTAAGCAGTTCTTTGGTGATGCCATTGAGAGTGTAATTTGCCTTGACTGTGGTGCCGACAAGGATGATGCCCTTGCACCATATAAGGACAGCGGACTGTTCTGGATTGAAGACAAGCCAGAAAACGTTGAAGCCGGTCTAAAGGTTGGTCTGCGTGGTATTCTAATCGATCACGAACACAACATGGGTGTTCTGGACAGCTTCCGGGCCAAGACCTGGGCTGACATTTACGATATGGTAAAGGGTAAGTAAGATATAAATAGACGCAATAAGGAGTCTATTATGCTATCATTTGCCGATTTTATCAACCTCGTAGAAGAAGTCCTAGATGAGGGTATCCATGACCCAGCTAGACGTAAGGCTATCTTCCTAGCAGGTGGTCCCGGCTCAGGTAAGTCTTATGTATCTAAGAAGACCACACATGGTCTTGGCTTCAAGCAAGTCAACTCGGATGACCTATTCGAGAAGGGTATGAAGAAGCATGGCCTGAAAGCCACTCCTGAAAATGTCTACTCCAAGAAGGGTCAAGAGATTCGTGACCATGCTAAGGAACTAACCCATAAGCGTGAACACCATTACGTTAAAGGTCGCCTTGGTCTAGTGATTGATGGCACAGGTAAAGACCCGGAGAAGATTAGAAAGCACTCCGAACGCCTACGTAAAGCAGGCTACGATACTCACATGGTATTCGTAAACACCTCACTAGAGACAGCCAAGAAGCGCAACGACCAGCGCGAACGTAGTCTGCCGCACCATGAAGTCGAGAGAATGCACAAGCAAGTGCAGGGCAACATCGGCCACTTCCAGAAGCATTTCGGCGCAGAACATATGCACATTGTGGACAATGACCACACCGACGAGCATGGCCTCACTCAGGTTCACAAGCACATCCGTAAGATAGCATCTGCCGAAGTCCGTAATCCTATCGGCAAGAAGGAAGATGCTGCCTACAAAAAATAATGCTTGACTTTCCTCACGAATCTGCTATATTTAATAAGTAGTCAGTGAGAAAGGAATGATTCGTTATGGCTTATATGAACCAAAGTGAGAAGGCTCGTCTTGCCCCTAAGGTAAAAGCAGTCCTCAAGAAATATAATATGAAGGGTAGTCTTGCGGTTCGCAACTACAGCACCCTTGTTCTCAACCTCAAGTCAGGTCCTCTAGACCTTGCCAACAATGACCGTGGCTACAGCCAGGTCAATCTGTATTGGTTGGCTGATAGCTATCAAGGTAAGGAACTGGCTTTCCTCGAAGAAATCAAGACTGCCATGAATGATGGCAATCACGACACCAGCAACGCCCAAATCGACTACTTTTGTGTCGGTTGGTACGTTAACGTGAATGCTGGACAGTGGAACAAACCGTACCAGAAGGCTGCCTAAAGGATTGACATTAGTATGGGAAAAAGTAAAAAATACCAAATTACCCATTTAGGCAAGACACTTAATACCGACCACTGGTATGATTTGCCAGAAGATAAGTGCTTAGAATTGAAGGCCGCATATTACGAAAAGCCTGATTTTGAACTGGTTAACAAAAACCTAAAAGCAGTATATGATGGTAGCACTATCATAAGCACCATTACTAGTTACTATGTAAAAGACCTTATGGCCAAGGTGAAGCTGGAGTCTCCACGTTGGTCAATAGAAGAAGTATTCGAATCTATGGATTTGATTCGATACTTCTGGAGTAGGGTGCTTTCTAGTGACAAGGTATATCCAAAGACCAACTCTGATATAGAGAACTTTGAGGCCGCATTACGGCTTAGTGGCGGTGGTGTTGCAATGAAGCCGTCTAATTATCCAATTAAGTCGGTTGACGATATCCTATTCAGGTATAATATCAATGGTAAATACTATGACTTCTCGTGTGGTTGGGGCGTTAGGATGCTTTCGTCCCTAAGAAACCGAGTGGAATATTACGGCACTGACCCCAACAATCTGCTAGTAGAACGCCTCAACCAAATGGCCACTGACTACAATACAGTGAATGGCACCTCTGCAAAGTATGACATTCGGTGTCATGGTTCTCAAACATTTGTTCCAGAGTGGGAGAACACCATCGGTGTAGCATTTAGCAGTCCGCCGTATTTCAGTCTAGAAGATTATAAAATTGGTGACCAGTCATTTAAGCCTGGTACTACATATCAGGAATGGCTAGATACATATCTAAGACCCACTCTGGAAAACATCAAAAAATATCTGATTGATGATGGCAAGATGCTAATCAACATCAAGGACTTCCTGAATTATAAGTTATGCGCTGATACTAGAGCCATTGCAGAAAGTCTCGGCTTCTATTATGTGGAGTCCATTACGCTAAAGAATATAACCAGACCCAGTG